GCCGATGACGCGCGCCACGATTTCGTCGCGCGCAAGCGCGGAGGCGGCGAGGGCGAGCCGGTGGTCGATCACGAGCACGTCACGCGCTCGCGGCTGCGGGTCGAGACCCGGCGCTGGCTGCTGTCCAAGGCGCTGCCCAAGATCTACGGCGACAAGCTCGACCTCAAGGCCACCCACGAGGCCGGCGACACCCTCGCCGAGCTGATGAAGGCGATCGATGGCAGGACCCGCGGCCTACCCGGCGGCGATTGACCAGTTCGCCGACCGCCGCTGGCGGCTCAACAATCTCTATTTCATCACCGACAAGGAGGGCCGCCGCGTCCGGTTCACGATGAACGCGGCGCAGCTCGCGCTGTTCGAGGGCATGCACACCCAGAACGTGATCCTGAAGGCTCGCCAGCGCGGCTTCACCACCTTCATCCAGCTGTTCATGCTCGACGCCTGCGTCTTTAATTCCGACATCCGCGCCGGCACCATCGCCCATACGCTGGCCGACGCCCAGGTGATCTTCCGCGACAAGGTGCGCTTTCCCTACGACCACCTGCCCGACGGCATCAAGCAGGTGGTGCGCGTGGTCAACGACAACGCCACCGAGCTCCTGCTGTCCAACAATTCCGGCATCCGGGTCGGCACCAGCCTGCGCTCCGGCACGCTGCAATATCTCCACGTCTCCGAATACGGCAAGATCTGCGCCAAGTATCCCGAGAAGGCCCGCGAAGTGCGCTCCGGCGCGCTCAACACCGTCGACAAGGACCAGATCGTGCTCGTCGAGAGCACCGCGGAGGGCCAGGACGGCCATTTCTTCGAGCTGTGCCAGGCGGCCCGCTCGCGCGCCAATCTCGGCGCGCGGCTGTCGCCGATGGACTTCAAGTTCCACTTCTCGCCCTGGCACGACGACGACCGCTACACGCTCGACCCGGCGGGCATCGCCATTCCGCCGTCGTTTGCCGCCTATTTCGACAAGCTGACGCGGCTCGGCATCACGCTGTCGCCGGCGCAGCAGGCCTGGTACGTCAAGAAGGCGGAGCAGCAGCAGGGCGACATGACGCGGGAGTTTCCCTCGACGCCCGACGAGGCGTTCGAGGCCGCGATCGAGGGCGCCTATTATTCCGAGCAGCTGATGCGGATGGAGCTCGACCGCCGGCTGACCCCGATCCCGATCGATCCGGCGCTGCCGGTGATGACGGCGTGGGACTTAGGGTTCAACGACGGCAACGCGATCTGGCTAATCCAGGTCGCGGGGCTGGAGATCCGCTTCGTCGACTATTACGAATCGAACGGCCACGGCCTCGAGCACTATGTCAACGCGCTCAAGGCCCGGCGCGAGCGCCACGGCTTCACCTTCGGCGAGCATTTCTTCCCCCACGATGTGGCGACCTGCGAGCTCAGCAACGGCCGCAGCCGCTTCGACACCCTGGTCGGGCTCGGCATCACGCCGGTGGCGGTGCCGCGGGTACGCGACATCAACGACGGCATCAACGCGACGCGGCGGCTGCTCGCCCGCGCGGTGATCGATCCGGTGCGCTGCGAGCAGGGCTTGAGGGCGCTGCGGAACTACCGCCGCGAATGGGACGAGGAGCGCGGCACTTTCCGCGACCGGCCGCTGCACAACTGGGCCTCCCACGGGGCGGATGCGTTCCGCACCTTCGCGCAGGGCTTCGTCGAGCGCCCGATGGCGGCGCCGCGCGGCCGCTACGGCCGGCGCGCCGAGGGCGGCGGGTCGTGGGAGTCGGCGTGAGGGCTCGCGCGTCACTTCCGCCGTCATCCTGAGGTGCGCGCTCTTGCGCGCCTCGAAGGATGACGGTCGGCCCCTGCGCGCTCGTGCTCCACGAAGCAGTAACGGTGTGCCCGCGCATCCTTCGAGACGCACCGCTTCGCGGTGCTCCTCAGGATGACGCTTCGAGATACGCTGCTTCGCCGCGCGTTTCGGCATGACGCTTCGAGAGGGACATCCGCATGACCGACGCGTCCGCCAGCGACGACGACACCTCCGACGCCGAGGCGCTGCTGGCGCGGCTGAAGCGCTGGTTTCGCGAGGACAGCGAGCGCCAGGCCGAGTGGCGCCGCTGCGCGCGGGAGGACTTCGCCTTCACCTCGGGCGATCAGCTCGACGACAAGGACAAGGCCAAGCTCAGGGAGATGAACCGCCCCGTCATCATCATGAACCGGATCGAGCCGGTGATCGACAGCGTGTCGGGCTCCGAGGTCGCCAACCGCCAGGAGGTCCAGTTCCTGCCGCGCACCCTGGGCGAGGTCCAGGTCAACGAGGTGCTGACCTCGGCGGCGAGGTGGTTTCGCGACCAGTGCGACGCCGAGGACGAGGAGAGCGACGCCTTCCGCGACACCGTGGTGTGCGGCATGGGCTGGACCGAGACGAGGCTCGATTACGAGGACGAGCCGGACGGCGCGCCGAAGATCGAGCGCGTCGATCCGCTGGAGATGGTGTGGGACTCTTCCGCCAAGAAGCGCAACCTGTCCGACATGCGCCGGTTGTTCCACGTCCGCCGCGACATCCCGATCGACGAGGCCCGGGCGCTGTGCCCGGGCGAGCACTTCGAGGATGCCGACTACAACGCCGCCTGGGTCGACGTCGACGACGGCGAGGCGAGGAAGCCCCGCGAGAACGACGCCCACTTCTACAACAAGGACACCCTCGATGGTGCCGGCATTCCGCTCGATCGCACCGTCACCATGGTGCGGGCGCAGTGGTGGGAGCGCCTTCCGGTCTACCTGGTGCTCGACCCCACCAACCCCGACAACATCCTGACGCTGTCGCGCGATGCGTTCCGCGACCTGGAGCAGAAACTGAAGATCGCCGGCGGCACGCTGCAGTTCACCACATCGACCCGCAAGGTCTACAAGCAGGCGTTTCTCGGCCGCGTCGTGCTCGAGATCGGCGACGCGCCGTGCCGCGAGCACTTTTCGTTCAAGTGCATCACCGGCAAGCGCGACCGCAACAAGAACACCTGGTACGGCCTGGTGCGGGCGATGAAGGACCCGCAGCGCTGGGCCAACAAGTGGATGTCGCAGACCATGCACATCATGAACACCACGGCCAAGGGCGGCATCGCCGCGGAGCGTGGCGCGTTCTTCGACGACGAGGCGGAAGGCGAGGCCTCCTGGGCCAAGCAGGACACGGTGACCTATCTGCGGCCCGGCGCGCTGTCGGGGCCAAGCCCAAAATTCATCCAGAAGCCGACCTCGCCGTTCCCGCAGTCGTCGTTCGAATTGATGCAGTTCGCCATCAATTCGATCCGCGACGTCTCGGGCGTCAATGTCGAGATCCTGGGCATGCAGAGCGCCGCCGGGCAGGCGGCGAGCCTCGACCTGCAGCGCAAGCAGGCGGCGATGACCATCCTGCAGCCGCTGTTCGACAGCCTGCGGCGCTACCGCAAGGAGCAGGGGCGGCTGCTGCTCTACCTGATCGAGAACTATCTGTCGGACGGGCGGCTGATCCGGGTGGTGGGTCCCGACCAGGCGCAATACGTGCCGCTGATCCGGCAGGGCGGCGTCAACACCTACGACGTCATCGTCGACGAGGCGCCGACCTCGCCGAACCAGAAGGAGGCGACCTGGGCGATGCTGACCCAGCTGTTGCCGGTGATCGGCAAGATGCTGCCGCCGGCGACCTGGCTGGCGCTGATGAAATATTCGCCGCTGCCGACCTCGGCCCAGAGGGATATCTCGGACAGCCTCGCCCAGCAGCAGCACCAGCAGCAGGGCCAGCCGGATCCCGAGCAGGCCAGGGTCCAGGCCGAGCTCGGCCTCGCCAACGCCAAGGCCCAGGCCGAGATCGCCAATCATCGCGCCATGACCGAGGCGAAGATCGACGGCCTGCGGCGCGAGGCCGCCGCACGGCAGGAGATCGAGATGCGGCGGGCCCAGGCCGAGACCCTGCGCGACCTGATGGCGCAGGCGCCGGCGCCGGACGGCGCGCCGGCGGCGCCCGGTCCGGACGCTGCGGCGCTGGTGATGTCGCTGGTCGACGACATGCGCCGCGACATGGCTGAGCTCGCGGCCTCGATCGCCGCGCCCAAGCAGATCGTCCGCGATCCGCACAGCGGCGAGATCACCGCCGTGGTGCCGATGAAGATGAATTGAGGGCCGTTCGGAGGCATCCCGTTTTCAATGGTGCGCCCGCCCGCGCATCCTTCGAGACGCGTTGCTTCGCAACGCTCCTCAGGATGACGCTTCGAGACGGACCGCTGTGTGCAGCTCCTCATGGTGAGGAGGCGCGCTTGCGCCGTCTCGAACCATGAGGCCGGGGCGCTTGCCGGTTGCGGCCTCATCCTTCGAGACGGTCCGCTTCGCGGCCCTCCTCAGGATGAGGAACTTTGGCGAAGCGAAGGGTGACAGCCCCCGAGCTTACGCGCTTCGGGATGACGCTTCGCTGTCGCTGTAGCTGTAGCGCCCGCTTCCATCAATCACGATCGATCCGAGCGAGACCCGCCCATGGCCACCTACAACAAGTTCAATTCGTTCGTCTCGGACCTGTGCCAGAAGGTCCACAACCTCAACTCCGACACGCTCAAGGTCCTGCTGACCAACACCGCGCCGGTGGCGACCAACACGGTGAAGGCCAACATCACCGAGATCGCCGCCGGCAACGGCTATGCCGCCGGGGGCACGGTGGCCTCGTTCGTGTCCGGCAACGATGCGGCGGGCACCTACAAGCTGATCCTGTCGCCGGTGGTGTTCACGGCATCGGGCGGCTCGATCGGGCCGTTCGAATGGGCCGTGCTCTACAACGCCACGGCGGCGAACGGCAACCTGATCGCCTGGTGGGACTACGGCACCGCGATCACGCTGACCAACGGCAACAGCTTCACCGTTGCCCTCGACCAGACCAACGGCGTGTTCACGCTGGCGTAAGGAGCCACGCATGTCGCTCGCCGACGTCTGCCGCTTCAACCCGACGGCCGGGGGAACCACCGACTGGACCTATTCCTCCACGGTGCAGGGCTATCAGTCGCCGGCGCTGGCCAATGTCCAGAACGGGCTGAGCTACCGCCTCCGCGCCGAGAGCGCCGACCTGTCGCAGTGGGAGATTTCGACCGGCGCCTACACCAGCAGCACCGGCACCTTTGCCCGCACCACCGTGCTCTATAACTCGGCCGGGACCGGCAGCGCGCCCGGACAGAGCGGCGCCGGGACGCCGATCAGTTTCAGCGCGGCGCCGCAGGTGGCGGTCATCGCGCTGGCCGAGGACTTCCGCGAGGTATTGCAGGCGGCGAGGACCTACTATGTCGCGACCACCGGCAGCGACAGCAACAACGGGCTGTCGTCGGCGGCGCCGTTCCTGACCATTCAGCATGCCATCGGCGTCGTGTCCGGCCTCGATTTCGGCGCCGGCACCAACGTCACCATCCAGCTGGCGGCGGGCACCTACAACGGCGGCGTGACGGTCGGCTCCCCCTTCGTCGGCAGCGGCACCGTCACCATCCTCGGCAGCACGTCGTCGCCGTCGTCCTGCGTCGTCAACAATGCGTCCGGCAGCGCCATCTATGTCGGCGGCGGCGCCAAGCTGAGCGTGTCCGGCATCACCGTCACGGCCACCAGCGGCCACGGCATGGTGGCGTATGGCACCGGCTCGACGCTCACGATTGCGGGCACGTGCGGCTTCGGCGCGGTGTCGTTGTCGCATCTGACGGCGCAGGTTTCGGCGAACATCCTGGTCACGGCTAACACCAACATTGCCGGCGCCGCGCAATACCATTGGGATGCCGAAACCGGCGGCGTCATCATCGATCAGGCCCACACCATCACCATCACCGGAACCCCGGCATTTTCCGGCGCATTTGCCTACGCCAACTATGGCGCGATGTTCGTCAACGCCAACACCTTCTCCGGCGCGGCGACCGGCTCGCGGTACAGCTCGACGGCGAACGGCCTGATCCAGACCTTCGGCTCGGGCGCGTCCTATCTGCCCGGCAGCACCGCCGGCAGCACGTCGAACGGGGGGCTCTACGTATGAGCCTGCTCAGCTTCGACGCCATCGGGCGCCTTGCGCCCGGCCAGCTTCCGCGCTCGCCTTATTGGAGGCTCACGGCGACCGCCGGCGCCTACACGCTCGCCGGCGTCGCGATCTCCTTTTCGGATGCGGGGATCGCGCCGGCCGGCACGTACACGCTGGGCGGCGTCGCGGCGGCGTTCGGCGCGCGCCTGCCGTGCACGCCGGGCACCTTCGCGCTCACCGGCAAGGGCGCAGTGTTCGCGCCCATGGAGGCGGCGGTCGGCAGCGCCTATGCGCTGGCCGGCATCGCCGCCGGCTTCGCCCTCGGCGCGCCTGCGGCCGGCGCGTCGTATGTCCTCGGCGGCACGGCGATCGGCGAGCGTGTGGGCGAGCCGGCGGTGTCGGGCAGCTTCGCCCTGGCCGGCATCCCGGCGACGTTCGCGGTCGGCTGCACCGTCACCGGCACGGCCATCGCGTTGACGCTGACGCCGCCGACGGTCTGGACGCTCACCCGCACCGGCGACGACACCGAGCAGGTCTACGGCGGCATCGGGCATGATCTGGTCGAACGCGAGGAGCGAAAACGCCTCGCTGCGATCACGCGAACGGCGCCGCCGCCGGTCGACCGCACCACGGCGCCGGTGTTTCCACCGCTCGCCGCGCCGCAGCCGCCGGTCCGTCCGCCGGCGCCTGATCCAGCGGCGATGCGTGCGGCACAGCAACTCAAGGCGGCTCGGGCCGCGGCAACAAGGCGACGGCAGGAACTTGAGATCCTGCTGCTCGTGGCGTGACGCGCGGGGCGCTCCCCGCATCTGCGCCGGCAGCGTCCGGCACTCCTCATCGGCAACAGGCTGATCCATGCAAACTCCGGACTCCATCGGGGCCGAGCTCACCCCGGACGAAGCGAGCTATTTCGAAAGCGGTGGCGCCACCGAGATCCCGCGCGGCGACGCCGTCGCCGACGAGGGCGGCGCCGACGCGTCGCGACCCGACGCCGCCCCCGCCGGCGGGGACGGCAAGCCCGAGCGCATGGTCGCGCTCGCGGCGCTGCACGAGGAGCGGTCGCGCCGGCGCGAGATCGACCGCCAGTACCGCGAGACCCAGCAGCAGCTCGCCGAGCTGCGCGGCAAGTTCGCGGTGATCGAGCGCCTCAACACGCCGCAGCCGGAGCCGCCGCCGAGCGTGGAGGAGGACATCTACGGCGCGGTCCGGGCAACCACCGAGGCGGTCGACGACCTGCGCCAGCGCATGGCCGCGCGCGACGCCCAGGACCGCGCCACCCGCCACGAGCAGGACGTGATCGCGGCCTACCGCACCGACGCGGCGCAGTTCGAGGCGCGGATGCCGGATTTCCGCGAGGCCTACGGCCATCTGCTGGCGAGCCGGGCCCAGGAGCTCGCCGCGCTGGGCTACGACGACCCGCGCGCCATCCACGACGCGCTGATGGCCGACGAGTTCGCGGTGGCGCAGGCGGCGCTGGCGCGCCGGCAGAGCCCGGCCGAGATCATCTACAACCTGGCGCGGCAGCGCGGCTATGCCGGCGCACCGGCGGCCAACGCCACGCGCGGTCGCGCCGGCGAACGGCTCGCCAGCATCGAGCGCGGCCAGGCCGTCCACAAGAGCCTGAGCGCCACCGGCGGCGCCAGCGGCGACGCCGACATCAGCGCCGAGGCGCTGCTCAAGATGCCGATGGACGAGTTCGAGGCCTGGTGCGCCAAGAATCCGGCGCGCGCCCGCCGCCTGATGGGCGGCTGAGGGCAACCCAACCCTTCTCACGTTTCCTGTTTTCGCACCGCGCTGCACCGCAGCGGCGGGCGATCGCTCGCGGTCAGTCGCCGGCGCGCACTCCCATTCCGCAGCCCTGGAGAGGACTCCACCATGCCCTTTGTCGTCGATCGCAACGGCCGTCCCGTCTATCCTCAGATCCCGTTCGGCTTCGGCGTCGCCATGCGCGCGCCCGCCCGACCGATCGCCGACGACGGCGACGACGACTACGGAGCGGACGGCGCGGCACCGGTCGGCCGTGGAGGCGTTCAGCCGCTGCCGAACTGGTCCGGCGGCGCGCCGCGGCCGCTGAACGTGCAGGACGGCAGCGGCAGCGCCGCGCAGACCTTCCGCCCCGGCGGCTTCACGCCGGTGCTGCCGGACGTCTTCTCTGAGTGGCGCAAACACGCCACCGCGGGGATGATGGGCCTGCTGCATGCGCTTCGGCCGCCGAGCAATATCAGCGGGATGGGTGAGGATACGCCGGAATGCCGGGCGGAATGGGCCAAGGCCTACAGGTGGTGCGAGGACGAACTGACGAAGGATCATCCGGAGCGGTCCACCGCCTATCGCAACGTGGAGGACTGCGCCCGCGGCGAGGTATCGTCGCGCTGCGGCGGTAACAACAAGGCCGACATGGAGGTCGAGCCGCCGCCCGGGAACAAGCCGCCCGAGGAGCCCAAGAAGCTCGAAGACGCCGACGCCGACGCCGACGCGCGCAAGGATGCCGGCGCGGGCCGCGACAAGGAAAGAGATGAATGCTACGAAGAGCGGATGGCCCTCCGCCGCCAGTGCGCGAAGGAGCTCGCGAAGGACAACCCCAACACAGCCATTACCAGCGGTTACAGGAATATCGAGGACTGCGTAACCGCGTTGATCTCGAAGGCCTGCGGCGGCACCATCAAGCCGCCGCCCCCGCCGCGTGTGAAGCGCTATAATCTGAGACCGAGACGGAAACGATAGGAGCCCCGCGTGCCGCCGCTGTCGCCGTTCGAGCTCGATCGCCTGATCCTCTCGGCCCTGAAGCTGCGGTGGCAAAAGACCGCCACGGTCATCATCAAGGTGCTCGAGGCGTGCGAGGCCAAGGGCATCAGGATCTCGGACGAGGAGATCGCCAGCCGCATCATCGCGCTCGACCTGGCCGGCATGATCAACTCGCAGGGCGATCTCAGCCTCTGGCGCTCCAGCGAGGTCAGCTTGAGGCCCGAAGAGGGCGCCTGAGGCGGGCGGGCGGCGCGTGATCGGCCCGGGGCGTGACGCCAAAGGCGGCCAAATAATGTCGGGCGCCGGGTGTGGATAACGGGGACAGTCGGCCGCGGCCACGGAACGGCCGTCATCACAATGGGGTCTTGAATAGGCGTCGCGAGGAAGAAGCGCGTCGCGCAATCAGGGGATTCCCATGCAGAAGTACAGCTTCGGACTGACCGACCTGACCTCCTTCGACAAGCCCGCCGGCGAATACTGGCTGCCGCCCGCGGGCGCGGCCCGGCGCGGGCGGACGCTGGCCGCCAGCATCGCCAGGACCATGCCCGAGGCCATGCTGGCCGGGCTGTGCATCGTCGCCTTCGACGCCGCCGGCAAGGTCGCCGCCGTGGTGCCGCTGGCGACCGTGCACTGAGCGTGCGACCGCCCCCCGCGGGGCGAACTGGCCCGACCCGCATTGCGCGGCCGGATGAAATCGACGAGCCGACCCGGCGGGTCCGATCCCGGTGACATGATCCCGGCCATTCGCCCCCGATGGTTCGAGAACCGAGTGATCGAGAGGCAACCGCTCGAGAGACGGCGTGAGTGAGTGTCGCCGCTCCGCGGCGCGATCCGCCCTCATTTTTTCGTTCATCGCACCCTATTCGCGTCCGGCGCGCCCGTCCGCGCCACCCCGGCCGGCGACCGTGATCCGCCCCTCGTGCGACCAGAGACGTGACATCTGGTGATGCCGCCGTTCGCCGCGTCAGGCGAGCACCCTCATCACACCAATTCACCTCTTTGGAGACATCGACGCATGTCCACCACCAGCTATGGAGTGAACGACTCACTCTCCAACAAACTGTGGGCCAAGAAGCTCGCGGTCGAAGCCCTGAAGGAGACCTATTTCGGCCGCTTCATGGGCACCTCGTCCGACAACATGATCCAGATGCGGGACGAGACCGAAACCAAGGCCGGCGACACCGTGACCTTCGGGCTGCGCATGCAGCTCACCGGCGACGGCGTCACCGAAAGCCAGACCCTGCAGGGCAACGAGGAATCGCTGACCACCTATTCCGACAAGGTGATCATCAACGAGCTCGCCCACGCGGTGCGGGTCCGCAACAAGAACACCATCGACGCCCAGCGGGTGCCGTTCAACCTGCGCGACGAGGCGAAGTCCGGCCTCAAGGACTGGTTCTCCAACCGCTTCGACACCGCGATGTTCAACCACCTCGCCGGCAACACGCTGGTGACCGACATGCGCTATGCCGGCAACAACACCATCGCGGCGCCGACCCGGATCTACCGCGGCGGCGGCGACACCGACGACGCCCAGATCAACGCCGACAACACCAAGACCTTCACCCTCGGCGTGATCGACGCCTGCGTCGAGCGCGCCTATACCGCGACCCCGATCATCCGGCCGATCAAGGTGCAGGGCGAGAACAAGTTCCTGATGTTCCTGCACGACTACCAGATCACCGACCTGCGCAGCTCGACCTCGACCGGCCAGTGGCTCGACATCCAGAAGGCGGCGCTGGCCGGCGGCATCGGCGTCAAGTCGCCGATCTACACCGGCGCGCTCGGCGAGTACAACGGCGTGATCCTGCACCGCTCCAACCGCATCCCCATGGGGATTTCCAACGCCGGGGTGCAGCAGACCTCGACGCGTCGCGCCGTGTTCTGCGGCGCCCAGGCCGGCGCGCTGGCCTTCGGCAAGGAGTTCTCCGAGGGCGTGAACTACAAGTGGGTCGAGGAGCTGTTCGACTACGAGCGCGAGCTCGGCGTCTCGGCCCAGACCATCTGGGGCCTGAAGAAGACGGTGTTCAACGCGCTCGACTTCGGCACCATCGTCGCCACCACCTACGCGGTCGCGCACTGAGGGTGATCGCTGAAGCAGATCCGTCACCCTGAGGCGGCCGCGCGAAAGCGCGGCCCTCGAAGGGCGACGGCCCGGGCTTGTCATCCTTCGAGACGCGCTGCGGAGCCTGTCATCGGGCCGCGCTTCGCGCGGACCCGTTGGCAGCGCTCCTCAGGATGACGATAACGGGACGCATCCCTCGACGAATGCCCTCAAATCTCAAGCAGAAGGATAGCAGACATGACCACCGGAACCCCGGGCTCGACCGCACGCCGCAATTCCACCCAACAGGTGGGCTACCTGCGCTTCACCGTCAACTTCAACGACGTCAATATCGCCAGCGGCGTCGGCAAGCAGTGGCTGCCGGCCGGCGCGCTGATCGAGAGCACGTCGGTGTGGATCGTCACGCCGTTCAATGCCGGCACCACCAACGTGCTCACGGTGGGCCTCGGCGCCACCGCCGCCACCATCGTCGCATCCGGCGCGGTGACGCCGGGCTCCGCCGGCCAGACCAACGCCATCGTCCCGACCGGCGCCGCGCTCGGCCCGCTGCCGGCCGACGCCCAGGTCAACGTCACCTACAGCCAGACCGGAACCGCGGCGACCGCGGGCCAGGCGATCGTGGTCGTCAAGTACATCCCCAACAACGACCTGTGATCGAGCTCTGGCTGCACTTCGCCGGCGCGGCGGCTGTTCTCGAGCAGCCGTCGCCGCCGCGCGCCGCCGTGGTGAAAGGCGCCCCCGATGACGACGCTCGCCGACATAGAGGCCCGAATCGCAAGCGACCTGACGCGCAGCGATCTGACAAGCCAGATCGCAAACGCCGTGTCCGACGCGATTGACTTCTACCAGCGCAGCCGCTTCTGGTTCAACGTGTCGCGGCTGCAGACCTTCAGCACGGTCCCCGGCCAGCAGGCCTATACCGCGTCGGACCTCGCCATCATCCCGGCCATCATCCGCGTCGACGCGCTGTTCATCCTGCAGAGCGGCACCACCACGACCTATCCCCTCGACCGCTTCGAGCCGGCGGATTTCGAGGTGATCTCCATCACCATGGGCGGCGGCAAGCCCACGGCGTTCACCTGTATCGACCAGCAGATCCTGCTGTGGCCGGTGCCGAACGACACCTACACCATGCGGCCGCACTGCCACTACAAGCTGCCGGTGCTGGTCAACCCCACCGACACCAACGCCTGGGTGACCGACGCCGAGGAGCTGATCCGCTCCCACGCCAAGCTCTTGCTCTACACCGACGTGCTCGACGACGAGGAGGGCATGCAGCGCATGCAGGCCAAGATCCCGGCGCTGGTCGACGCGCTGAGATACGAAACCTCGGCGCGGTGCTCCAACGGCCAGATCCAGGGCACGGAGTTTTGAAGGTGGTTATCGGGGCCTTGCCTCCGATGTCGTCATTCCGGGGCGGCGCGAAGCGCCGAGCCCGGAATCCATAAGCCCTGCGATCAAGTGGCTCACGGCGCCGATCGGCGCCGAGCATAGATCACCTCGATTGCTGCCGCTCTTCGATCTCCAATTGACGTTTGTGAGTATGGATTCCGGGCTCGCGCGCGTTGCGCGCGCCCCGGAATGACAAAGCCCCCGATCCAGCGTGTGCCCCCATGCCCCTGATCCCGTTCGGTCCCTACGCCCCCGACGTCTCGGACTACGAGGCATCGAGCGAACGCGACGCCCTCAACGTGGTGCCGCGCGGCGACGGCTACGGTCCGTTCTCGAGCCTCACCGCGCTGTCGTCGTCGCTCGGCGCGCAGTGCCGTGGCGCCTGCGTCGGCACCCGCAGCGACGGCTCGGTGCTGATCTTCGCCGGCACCGCGACCGATCTCTACGTCATGAACAACACCACCTTCGCCTGGTCGAAGGTGTCGGCCGCCGGCGGTTACGCCGCGCTGTCGGCTGGCGACCAGTGGCAGTTCGTGCAGTTCAACACCCTGATCATCGCGGTGCAGGTCAACGCGCCGCCGCAATATTACGACCTCGCGGCCTCGACCGCCTTCGCGGCGCTGGGCGGCACGCCGCCGCAGGCGCGCTACGTCGCCGTGGTCGGCCGCTTCGTGGTGCTGTCGGGGCTTCTCTCCAACCCGAGCCGCATCCAGTGGTCGGGCCTCGACGATCCGGTCAGCGCACAGGCCTGGACGCCGGGCATCAATTCGTCGGACTACCAGGACCTGCCCGACGGCGGCTTCGTCCGCGGCATCGCCGGCGGCGAGAGCGGCACCATCCTGCAGGACACCGCGATCCGCGCCATGACCTACCTGCCGGGCTCGCCGATCATCTTCCAGATCGAGCGGATCTCGCAGGACAAGGGCCTCTACGGACCGTATTCGCTGGTCAAGGCCGGCCCGACCATCTTTTTCTTCTCGCCGCAGGGCTTCTACCGCATCGACCCCGGCCTGTTCCCGGTGCCGATCGGGCGCGAGCGCATCGACCGCACCTTCTTCGCCGATCTCGACACCGCCAATCCGCAGCTGTTCATCGGCGCCGCCGACCCGCGCAGCTCGCGGGTGTTCTGGGCCTACAAGAGCACCAACGGCGCGTCCAACCAGTTCGACAAGCTGATGTGCTACGACTGGGTGCTCGACCGCTTCACCGTGCTTCAGGTCAGCGGCGAATACCTGTTCCAGGTGTCGCAGCCGGGCGTGACGCTGGAGGGTCTGGACGCGCTGGCGCCGGGCAGCATGGCAGTGCTCGGCGCCGCCAACAACGGCGCCGGGGCGATCCGGATCCAGGTCGCGTCGACCGCGGCGCTCGCCGGGCGCAGCTATCTCTCCCTGTCGGGCGTGACCGGCACCACCGAGGCCAACGGCAACTGGTTCGTCACCATCGTCGACGGCACCCATTTCGACCTGACCGGCTCGGCTTACGTCCATCCTTACGTCTCCGGCGGCCTGGTCGGCGGTTCGCTCGACGCCATGACCCAATCGCTCGACAACTTCTCGACCGCGGTGACGCCCGAGCTCGCGGCCTTCGATCAGAACCACGCGCTGAACTTCTTCCGCGGGCCGGCGCTGCAGGCGACCCTGGAGACCGCGGAGCAGGGCACCGACGGCCGGCGCCTGCGGCTGCGCGGCTTCCGCCCGATCACCGACGCGCCGGTGGTCTACGGCTCGGCGTCGTCGCGCGAGACCCAGCAGCAGGGCGTCACCGCCGGCGCCGAGAGCCTGATCAATCCCGCGACCGGACGCTGCGACCTGCTGCTCAACACCCGCTACAGCCGCTACAAGGCGCGCATTCCCGCCGGCACCGCCTGGACCTTCATCAACGGCGTCGAGCCCGACGTGATGGCGACGGGGACGCGATGATGAGCGGGGTGTTTTCGGTCTCGAGCCGGGAGCGCGATCTCGCCAAGTTCGCGCTGGCGATCCAGCAGCTGGCGAACGGCCGCTCCAACGCCGCCGGCCTCGTGACGCTGGCGACCGGCGCGACCACCACCACGGTGAGCGCGGCGAACTGCGCGGCCGGCAGCTGCGTCTTCCTGTTTCCGGCCACCGCCGACGCCGCCGCGGCGCTCGCCACCACCTTCGTGCCGGCGGCGAGCGTGACCAAGCAGCAGTTCGTGGTCGCCCACGCCAACAGCGGCCAGAGCGACCGGACCTTCTTTTATATCTGCATAGGATGAGCAATGGGCGCTCTGGATAATATCATCGGATTGCTGAACGCTCGCCCGCGGGGGTGGGGACTTCTCGACAATTCCGAACCATCGCCCATTGTGCCGCGGACGCTGTCACCGCGTGCGGCTCCATTCGGCCTCGGCGCGCTGAAGGGCGCGGCTGAAGGGCCGCAGCAGAAACCAGCAGCCGGCTCATTGTCACCAGTGGATAATCTGCCGGACATGGGGCCGCCACTGATTGGTGATGGTGGTCAATTCTCCCCTGGGACAAAGAGCGGAAATCGCCTGTTTGGGACGGGCGGCGAGGAGCGCTATCAGTTATGGCCGGAGCGTATTGTGCGCAGCGTACTTGCCGCCGCCCGTGACGGAATGACCGCCGCCCATGATGCGATGACGGGTGAGTTGCCGATGTGGGCTGAGGATCCTGAAACTGGAGAGATTCACACTTCTCCGCAGGCTATCGAGCGCGCGCGGAATCTGGCTGGCCTACTAGTCGGCGGCGGCATGCCGGGGGCTGAGCGGGGCGCAGTTGGCGCCGCTGGCGGAAAGCTTGTCGTGCCGGAGGAGCAGCTCTTTGATCTTTCGCGCCTCAGTGAGGTGCCCAAGGTCAAGCAGTTCGACTTGCCGCGCCATGAGCCGCCGCAGGGCGTCCCGCAGCGCATTGTCGATATCACAAACGACCGAGATGTCCGCGACAAGATGCTCGAGACGATCAGCTTGGGCCAGAAGATGGGCGGAGCCAATTGGTTCAACACTGAGCCATTGCGCGAGATTTTCGGCGCCGAACTTGGCAAAAACCGAGGCAACGACGCGCATCGCTTGTACGCGGGCATGGTTGGCGCAACGACGCCGCGGTCTGAGGCCGGCATCAATGCCCGCAATGGCACCTACTACTACGTCCGCGTCATGCGCGGGGAGGGCGTCCCAGCCGTTGGTGAAACGAATCCGCAGCCGTATGGGCATCTGGCCCAGCGTCTCCACCAGATGAACGCGCAGCGCGTGGTCGGCAGCGGCTTCGATTCGCTCAAGACTCCTAAACCGCCTTCGTTCGTCCAGAACCTTCTCGGCAACCAGCAGCCGGTCTCGGTCGACATGAATGCCTTCAGGCTGCCGGCGATACTGGCGAGGGACCCCCGCTTCCTTAAGACGGCGTATCAGGCCAGCAGGGACGCGCCCAAGCAGAACATCCAGAAGATGCTCGCCGATGGCGAGATCTCCATGGAGGAGGCGGCGAACAGGCCGGCGTACTGGCAGGCGTTCCCGAGGGAAGGCGAATATGGAGCGCTAGAGAGGTATTATCAGTGGCTTGCCAGGGAGGTAGGGTTGACGCCGGCGCAGGCTGAGGCGTGTGCCTGGGTTGGCGGCGGCAGGCTCACGGGCTTGGCCTCGGACCCCACGAAGCCGTTTCTTGGGTTCCTGAACTACCGCGCCAATCTGACGGCGGCGATGCGTGGTGAGACACCGATGGAGTCGCTCCGAGGGTTCATCCGCGGCAAGGCACCGTTGCTGTCGCTGGGCGGGGTTGGCGCAGGTCTTGGAGCGACAACGCTTGGTCAGACCGGCGAGCCTGACTAATCTCGGATGCGGCGTACTGTTGGCGAACGCTATGTCTGGATCGGTTGATCTCGTCTGCGTCGATCCCAAGCAGGTGCAGAATGTGTGGCCGGCGGTCAAGCATCTGATCGAGCGCGCAATTCTGCGTACCGGACTGAATCTCACGGCCGACGTCGAATACGACACGCTGCGTGGTGACAGTCTGTTGTGGCTGGCATGGGACGCAGAAGCCCGCGCGATCCGAGCGGCAGCGACCACCGTGCTGGCGCGAACCGACACCGAGCTCGTCTGCATTCTCACCGCCTGCGGCGGCGAGCGCATGCGGGAGTGGCTGCCGCTGCTCGCGAAGATCGAGGCCTACGCCCGTGCCGAGGGCTGCGGTGGCTTTCGCATCTATGGGCGCAAGGGCTGGGCGCGGGTGCTCGACGGCTACCGTGTCGAACACGTCATTCTACGGAAGGATCTCTAGACATGGGCGGAACCTCGACCTCCTCGCAAACCCAGTCGTCGTCGACCACGCCGTGGAGCACGGCGACGCCGGCGCTCAACGGCATCCTGGGCGGCATCAACGCGCTTACGCCGTCGGCCGGCCTGAACGCAACCGAGCAGGGCGCCATCAACCAGCTGGTCAGCAACGCGCAGGGCGGCAATCCCTATGCCGGCGCGATCGGCGCCGGCGCCTCGAGCCTGCTGAACGGCGGCGGCGCCACCGCCAACAACGGCGCGATCGGGCAGAACCTCGCGACCTATCGCGGCCTGCTCGCGCCCTATGCCAGCGGCGCGATGGTCGGCAACAACGCCGCGCTGCAGAGCCAGCTCGACACCGCGGCAAGCGACGCCACCAACCAGATCAACAGCGAATTCGCTGCCGCCGGCCGCGACCTGTCGCCCGGCAACAGCCAGGCGCTGGCGCGCGGCATCACGCAGGCGCAGGCCCCGATCATCGCCGGGCAATACAACCAGGACGTCGCCAACCAGCTCGCCGCCGCCAACGATCTCTATGGCGCCGGCAACACCACCTACGGCCTGATGAACGACAGCCAGGCCGCCGCCAACGCCAACATCCAGAACGGCGCCGGGCTCGCCTCCACCGCGCTCGCGGCCCAGAACTACGCCCCCAACGCCATCCTCAACGCCGAGCAGCAGGCCTTCGCCATCCCGGCCGGCAACTACACCACGCTGCTGGGCGCGGTGTCGCCGGTGGCGCAGAGCTTCGGCACCACCACCGGCACCGGCACCGGCTCGCAGACCGAAAGCGGGGCCCAGCAGTTCGGGCAGCTCGCGAGCGGCCTCAGTAGCCTGCTCGGGTCGACTCCCGGGGTCAACGCCAGCGGCGTGCGCGGCGGCGGCAGCGCCCTGCTCGGGCTGCTGGGGCTGTCCGACCGCCGGCTGAAGCAGGACATCGAGCGGGTCGGCACGCTGTTCGACGGCACGCCGGTCTATCGCTTCCGCTACATCGGCCACGCCGCCCACCAGATCGGCCTGATGGCGCAGGACGTCGAGCAGACCACGCCCGAGGCGGTGGTCGACATCAACGGCATCAAGGCGGTCGACTACCGGTTGGCGACGGAGCGGGCGGCGCGGATGGAGGCGGCCGATGCCGTTCTATAACTGGTCGACGACGCCCGCCGGCAACGCCACCTCGGACCCCACCTGTCCGTTTCCGGAAGGCATGGCGCCGAGCGCGGTCAACGACGGCGTGCGCGGAGCGATGGCGCGGCTGCGCGAGTTCGGCAACGACATCGCCGGCGCCATCGTCACCACCGGCAGCGCCACCGCCTACAGCGTCGCCAGCTTCGAGGGCTTCACCAGCCTCGCGGCGCTGAACGGCCAGGCGATCGCCTTCACGCCGCACGTCACCTGCGGCGCGACCGTCACCCTCAACGTCGACGGGCTCGGCGCCCAGCCGCTGCGCTCGTCGCCCGGCGTCGAGCTGATGGCGGGCACCATCATCCAGGGCACGCCCTATGTCGCGGTCTACAGCGCCGCGGCCGGCGCGTTCACCCTGCGCTCGTTCTTCGGCAACCCCTACACCATCCCGATCGGCGCCATGATGCCGTTTCTCTCGACCACGGCGCCGAACTCGTCCTTCGTGCTGCCCTACGGCCAGGCCATCAGCCGCACCGCCTACGCCACGCTGTTTTCGATGGTCGGCACCGCGTTCGGCGGCGGCGACGGCGCGACCACGTTCAACGTGCCGGACTTGAGGGGGCGCTCGATCTTCGGCCTCGATACGATGGGAGG